TGTCATTTGATGCATTTGGTCATTATGCTCAAATATCTAGTCAAAAAGGGCAAATTATTGACCTTGACTATACTACATTTAATTGGGACCCTTCTAATTTAAGTCAAGTAAATCCTTGGTATAACGCTATATATGATGGGATTACACCATCCCAAGCTCCATTTGATAGTGATGGTGATGGCGCACAGGATGATATCTTAGTTAATTTAACCCAAACTGCATTTACTCATTGTGGAATTATACTTGACTTTGATGGAGAGATACTAAGTGGAACTCATGTTAATGATTCTTTCGATTTCGATGAATGTTATATTAGAATAAAAAGATATAAAGGTTGGGATGAACATTCTACAGATGATTCTAGCCCTTCAGGAGGCTGGGATGCTCCAGATAATAATGGAGGAACACCAGATGTTAATACATGGAGAAACTACTTTAATAATGGTAAAGTGTATGATTCTAGGCCTTGGACAGACCCAGTAGGTAATAGTGTTGAAGCTGATGGAACTTTAGGCTCTGAAAATGGAAAAACAATTGCTGATGCAAAAGCGAAGTATATTTCTGAAGAAGGAGCTAATGGTGTAGGAGAATCAAAATGGAGAATTACTATTCCAATACAGCCTACTGGAAGATGGTTATATAAAGTTCAAATATATGAACCAGATAACCAAGAAACAGTTTGGGATAGTGATTTTATTGTTGGATATAAATATGGAATAAATTTACCAACATCATGTGGTGCTTGTGTTGTTGATGAAGCTAATATTAAAACAACTATAAAAAGAAATTGGGGTCCACCATCAGACGAAAGTGAATATTGGCAAAGTGTTGGAACTATAGGTGGAGAAGAATTTTCAAATCCTAAATGGATGTACACAGATTATGCTCATAGTCCAACCACCTATGATGTAGTTACTTTTGGAGACATAATACCTAAATTTGATGGAATGTATTATTTAAGAGGTAGTAATACTTTTTATGTAAAAGGTGGAGCTGCTTTATCTCAAGGGCCTTCAAGTGTTCATTTTAACATTTTATTTGGTTTAGACCACTCTCATTTAGCTCAAGAAGCTATTGTAAATGGAAGTCCTTTAGGTTATACAACTAATGTAGATGACCCAGTTCCAAACTATTTATTAGTTGACGAAGGTTTAAGCAACGGTGATGTTGGGTTTTTATTTGATGCTTGCAATTTGCCTGAAGATGGTCATTATAAAATTTATTACAAGATAATATGTGACGATACAGGAATAGTGCAAAAAGAAGAATATATAGATTTTTATTCTGACCATGCGCCTCCTATAATAGAAGACCCTCCTGACCAAGCTTTACTAGATGGAAATAATTTATCTTGGACATTTAATGCATCAGACAATCAAGGATTAGCTTTTATGCAAGCTATTCCACAAGATTTTTTTGAGCCTGAAGGTTATGCTGACTCTTCAAATCCTATTATTATTAATACTCCTATTATAATATGTAAACAATGTTATTTTTTAGATAGTGGTGATGAGTTTCTTACTGGTCATTATAACGTTACTGAGCATACACTTGATTGTAGTTTTGATTTAGACGTTGATGACATGAGAAGATGTATTTGCGATGGAAACTTTAGAATGTATGCATTTGCTATGGATTTAGCAGGAAATTGCAAAGTAAAACCTTTTCATGCAGAAATAGACGGAAGTCGAAGAGGTCTTCATGGTCCAGGCGTTTGTATTGCTCCTATGGATGATGGTACTATAAGACCATATGGACTTAATGGAGTAGAAACTACAGAAGGTGATGGATGGGCAAATGTAAATGAAGAAGATTGTTGTTTAGCTTCAGGAGGAACATGGAATGAAGTTTCTGGATGTATATGGAGTAATGCAGGCAGTGGACCTAATTGGTCTTGGCAAGATGGAATTTGTATAGATTGTTTAGGGAATCCTATATCTCCATTTTCATCTGTTTCTGACCAAAGCACATGCGAATCTACATCTGACCCTATTTGCACAAGTCAGTTTTCTACATGGAGTACTGAAGACGTGTCTGAAACAACTCAATGTACCACTATGGTTCAAGAAGGTATGATGGATGCTATTCCTCATTTTGGGATGGTTCACCCTACTCATGATTCTTGGGGAATGGCTATGACATTACCAATGTGTACTTTTATGAATAGATTTGATTGCTGTGAATGTGCTGATGGTTCAGAAGGTTGTGAATGCTGTAATTTAAGTTGCATTAAGGATGTTGAAGCTAATTGTGTTCCTGCTAATGTTTCATATAATATAATAGGACCTTATTTTAATCATGATGGATTTCCATTAATTAGTATGGTAGTAACTGGAATAGCTTGGGAAGGAGATAATGGTTGGAACTCAGAATGTGGGAATCATTCATTTTGTGAAGTATGCTTTACTGTAAAAGACCAGTGCTGTGGGACTGGAGCGAAAAAGCCAGCTGGAGATAAAAAACATTGTGGTTATGGAAACTTTGAAGGTTATTTAAAGAATGGATGCTGTCCTGTTTGCCCTGCTGATGAAGACTCAAATATAGCTCCTATAACTACAATTGGAAAAAATGTAGCTTTATATTATACACCAGAAATGAAACGTTGGGATGCAGTAGATGTTGCTCCTCCCATTGTGTCTTCTAATGGCAGTGTTTTATTAGCTCCTACTGTTGGAGCAGTAACTAGAGGTAAATTTGGGGAACAAATATTAAGTGTAGAAGATAGAATATATGGTTTTACTGAAAAAATTAATGAAAAGAAAAGTTGGTTGTGGCATAGTAAAGAGTTAGATATGGGCAATAGCGCAGCTACTAAAATATTTAAAAAGGTTGATATAAAAGCTAATCTATTTTTTGCTGATTCAGTTGTAGGAGTAGAGAACAGTTCATCACTAGAATATTCAGATAGCAATGTGATTGTGCTTGTCGATGGTATTGAAGTGCCAATTACAGCAGATTATGATGAAACTGAAATTCCAGATGTTAAAACTTATGATGAAGATTCTGAAAAAACATTTTTTAACTACGTATTTAAAATCAACAAGAAGCATCAAAAGGGTAAAACAATTTCTGTTAGATTTGCAAATCAGCCTGGTATTTCAACTGTAGATAGTATTAACGTTATATATAGGTCTAAACCAATAAAATGACAAGTAGAAAAGATGATATTAAACTTACCTTACCTAATATAAGTGATGTTACTATATCAAGAGCATTAATAGGTATTGTAGAAGCAGTAAATAACTTATTATCAGAACAAGAAATTCTGAAAAATAAAGTTAAAGATGATGCAAGAAGAACTACATCTGTGGATTCAAAATTAGATGAAATAGGCAGATTAAGAATAAAGAAGGTTTCAGAGCAAGAATATTCAATTCAAGCGAGAACAGAGATGGGTTGGAAGGATTTAAAGATTTATGATGATGCTGGAGGAGAAGTATCAAATCGCAATATTCGGCTAAAGTAACATAATCTGTTGTGAATAACGCTTAGTTATAATAAATTAGACAACAAAAGGTCAGATTAAAAGGAGCAATAATGAGTTTTTGGGATACATTTTTAGGGAATACAGACCCAGGTAAGATAAAAGATATGATGACATCTAATCCGATGTTAACAAAAATACAAGGATTAGCAGATGATTATACGGATTTTGGAAGTGAGTATTATCAGCAAGGTAAAGACTTTTTTGCCAATACTTTTAATCAACAGGCAATGGACCAAGCTTGGAGTACTACCAGACAACAACAAGAGCAATTAGCAGCTACTGGTCAATCAGGTGATTCTGGTGGTGCTATAGCTACTATGAACCAAACCTTTAAAGACTTTGGAGCTAATGCTTTTAATCAAACTAAAAAAAGCCTTATGGATATGTGGCAAGCTGGGCAAACAATAGGTGCTGGTTATAATCAACAAGCTACTCAAATATATGCAGATGCAAGTTCAGCTGCTGCTAGTCAAGAATCTCAAAACAATGCAAATGCTGGTTCTGCAATACAAAATGTAATAGGAATAGCAGCTGGTGCTTTATTTGGCTCTGACGAAAGAATTAAAAAGAATATTAGTATGGATGGCAATACAAGATTTGCAGGATATCAAGTTTATAACTTTGAATATAAAGACCCTAAAGCTCCAGGAAGTTCTCCAGGAAAGCAAAAAGGGATTATGGCTCAAGATGTTATAAAAAAAGATGCAGATATGGTTCATGTTAACAAAGATGGTCATTTTATGGTTGATTATCAAGGGCTAGCTAATAGGTATGGAGAAAAATAAATATGGCTTTTAAAGTAGGTCAATACCAAGATTCACCTTTATTAAATGCTTATGCAACTACTAAGCAATTAAAGCAAAAGGATAGAGCTCTTGACCAAGATGATATACGAATACAAGTTGATAAAGACTATAAAGAAGGTCTTATTACTAATCAAGAAAGGCAAATACTCCTAGGTGAGAATGAGCTTGCTCATAAAAAAGATGTGTATGATACTACTGGGAAAGACTTCCAGAAATCGCAAACTAGTGTTAACAATCAAAATGTAAAAACATCTCAATATAATATAGATGAGCTAGAAAGAGAAAAGGCTCTTAAAAATGTTTTAACTAGTGCTACAAGCACATTAAATGACCAATTTTCATCACCTAAAGATTTAACATCTGCTGACTTAATTAACTATGATTCTAAGACAGGAAATTATTCATTTAACGAAGCGTTTAATGCTGATAATTTTGGCGTATCCAAAAATGCTAATGAAATGAGAAAACAATTAGTTACTGATTTACAAGCAAAATATCCTAACCTTAGCCCTGAAGAAATTCAAGCTCAAGTTAATGATAATTGGACTGAAATATATGGTCAGAATATGAACTCTCAATACCATGATATGAACCAATTTCTTACACAAGCTTGGCAAGATGAATATCAAAATGCAGACACAAATGGAGATGGTCAAGTATCTGCTGAAGAGTCTAAAGCAATAAATGATAAATTAAGTGAGTTGTTTGGTCAAAACCCAGAATTTAGAAATATAATGTCAACTGGATTAATGGCTGGTGGTATGGACCCAAGTTTAATGATGTATAATATAGGTGGTACTAACGTTCCTATAGGTGGAGATGCTTATAATTACGAAAGAATAAAACAAGGAATGAAAAATTACACTTATGAAATGGAAATTAACGATAAGACTGGTATGCCTGAATGGAAAAAAGTCGAAGTTAAGAATGATGTATTAGCTAATGCTGACCCTGCTAAAAATGCTAGTGGCTCAGCTTCTTTAAGTGGAAGTAATACTATGTCAGGCACAGCACATATTAATGCTGCTGTTTCAAATAAAGCTGATAAAGAAAGTTTATTAAAAGAATATGGCAATTATACTATGGTTGGGAAAGATACTATAGTAAATAATATGAATAATTTATCAAACCCTGGTTCAGATAATTATATTTACAAACATGCATATAAAGATGCTAATGGAGAAATGGTATATGTTCAGCCTAAGAAAATTGATTGGACAAAAGTAGAAGCAGGAAATAATTATGATGTTCATTTAGATAAAAATGGAAATAAAGCAATATATGGTTATGACAGTGGCATATTAACAGAGTGGATACCAGATGCATTTTTTACTAGCAGTTATTTAAAAGGAACTGATTTGGATAGAGGCAAAGGTTTTACAGCTATAACTAATAGACAGAACCCAGCTAATATATATCATACTGACAAAGGCTTGCCATATATGTTAAATTCAGGCAGTTCAACAAGAATATATTTACCAACAGTAGATTAAAGGGAGAATAATGAGTATAGGATTAGGTGGAATTAAAGTACCAGGAGGAGTTCAGGCTAGTCGCCCAAACAATCCAGCACCTCCACAATTACCAGCAGAATATTTAGCACAATTAGCTGAGCAAAATAGAGTAAAAAAACTAGTTAATGCATATAAAGCAGCTCCACAAACTTATGGTGAATCTGAAGCATTACAGCTTCAACAAATGGCTATAGGTGCTGGCATTCCTATGGAAGTTCAAAGTAGTACAGGAGCTAAATGGGGAAAAGGATTATTATCAATGCTTGACACTGCTACATTTGGAATACTTGTCCCTGATGATTTATATGCACCAGTTAATGAAGCAGAAAGAAAAGCTGTGGGCTGGGGCTCTATGGCTGGTATGGTTTTACCTTGGGGTGGTCCATTTAGACTAGCTGGAGCTGGATTAAAAGGTATTAAAGGTTTAAGTGGTGCTTCAAAAGCCTTAAAAAATCCAGCAGTAAAGAATTTTATGGATGGGTTTAGAAATCCAATGGGTGTAGGAAAAGTATTACCAGGATTTAAAAATACTACTTCAGCAACTACATCAGCAACTACTAAAAAAGTTGTATCAGATATTCCTAGAGTAGGTAAGAACTTTGGCAAGTCAATGAATAGTATTATAAAAAAGGATAAGAAAAGTTTTTGGACAGCAGTTAATGCTCAAAAGACTACTGAAGCTAAAAGGAAGGCTGCAGCTGGTTGGTTAAAAAACAATATGCATAAATCTGATGCAGGTTCAAAAAATATGACTGCTAGAGTTGAAGGTTGGGTAAAGAATTTAATAAAAGACCCTAAAACTAAGAATGTTGCAGTTAAACCAAAAATGCTTACTGCTGGTGCTAAGCCTAAACAAATAGGTGGTGGTGCTTATGGAGCAGATGGTTCAACAATAATCTTAGGGGGTGGCGCAAAAAAGAAACCGAAGTTTTCTACTAAAGGAGCGAAAGATGCTACTATTGTAGATGACTCGATTAAAAGGGAGAACCAAATGCAAGCAGCAAGAGAAGCAGCAAAAACAGTAAAAACTAAAGTTAAAGGTAAAGAAAAAATAGTACGTTCTACTAAGACAAAGCATAGTAAAGGTGGTGCAGTTAAAAAAGTTAAATTAACTACATCGGAAAGAAGCTCTTTTATGGCTAGCATGAAACCTTCTGTAAGAAAAAGAATACAAAAATTAAAAGGCCCTTCTAAAGACCATGCTATTATCAGATGGGCTATGGATAAGGGATTAGTTTAGAAATAAGGAGGATATATATCGATGCCTCGTACTTACACAGGTAATGTACTCTCTCCTTTCCAAGAAAAAATACAAGAGAATGTTACGAAGGATTATTCTACTGATAACCTAGAGTCTCAGTCTTACGCTTTTCAGCCTAAATATTCACAACAACAAGTTGAAATATGGTCTCAACAATATAAAGGTATGCCTTCTATATTTAGTGAAGAGACTATTAGAGAAATAGAAGACCATTCACAGCATTATGGAATGATGTTTAACCGAAACTTAGAAGATGAGGAGTTTAGGTTATTTGACGTTATAAAACAAGCTGGAATGGGTTGGGTAAGTGGTTTTACTACACTTGAAATTGGAGAACAGCCTAAAAATGAATGGGAAGGCATAGGCAGAAGCTTAGGCCACCTTGGAGGTTTTATAGGTGTTATTCCTGGAGTAGGAACAGCAGCTAAGTATTCTAGCTCTGCTATTCTCAAAGGCTTGGCAGGATTACAAGGTAAATCAATACCTATGCTAGTAGCTGGTCAAGCAACAAAACAAGCTAAAAAGCTAGCTAAAGGGCTTAGAAGTAGTGCTGTAGGTGGAGTAGATAAAGCAAAGGGAACAGCATATGACTTTATGCATAATAAAATTGCAAATGATGTTATTGAGGGTGCATTCCATTTGGGTACTGCCTCTGCAGTATCATCTTGGACTCATGGGGTTGATGCGATGCTTTCGTCTGCTATGCATGGAGCTGCATTCGGTTCTGTTTTTAGGGGAATAGGTAATTTTTTAAAATCAGGAGTTAAAGGTGAGCAAGCTATGGGTGAAAACATAGTTGGCTCTATTGCTGGTTCTTTATTTCAAGGACTCCCTGCTACAGCACGAGGAGCAACTACAAAAGAGCAAATATACGAATATGTTATGGGAGCTTATTTTGGATTTAAAGAGTCTCCTTATTATTCAAGAACAGGTCAAAAATATGGAGCAGAATTAACTAAAACTGCTACAGAAAAGCATTGGCCTGCTGAAAAATTGCAAGAAAAGGTTGCAGAAGACCTAGTTAAAAGAAACTGGGATTCAAAAGAAAGACAAGAAGTTAGGGAAGTAGCTGATGCTGTTATTCAAAGAGAACAAGTCATGGCTATTCTTAGAGATTTAATTAAGAAAGACCCTACCTTAGAAAGCAAATTAGATGCTATTGGTGTTAAAATGACACCACAAGGAGAACTACAAGCAAATCCTGATACTGTCCCTAAAATAACCAATCCTAAATTCCTTTTAGAAGCAAAGAATAAAACTAAGCCTACTAAAGCTGAGGTATTAAAAGAAGATTACGAAGATACTGGTATGGTAATAGAATACGATGGAGTATCTAGTTCTGTAAAATCTCAAGCTGAAAAGACATTATCTCATACATGGAAAAAGAAAAATCAACCTGAAGATTTGTTTCTAAAGAAAGATAAGGTTGAAAAACTTCAAAACAAATTAAATGAGATGGTGCTTAAAAAGAGTGAAGATGTAGAGGAGCTTGCCGATTGGTTAAAGAAAGAATATGATTATAATATAAAAGGCCCTGAACACGTAGAAGATAGAGCTTTTTATACTAACTATTTAGTTAGACGTAATAATATGAAACCTATTAAAACATCTTCTCCTCATATAGTTATTAAATACAATAAAGGTATGAGTGGCACAGGTAAGTGGTATCAAAATTATAAAAATATGGATATAGTAGTAGAAGAGCTATCTCCTGAGATGCCTGTAAATAGGGCTAATAATAATAAAGCAGTAGATAGTCCTATATTATTTGTTGAACAAGTTTATGCACGAGAACTGGCTAAACGTAACAAAATTATCGACTTAGAAGATTCTTCACAAAGACCTATTGAAAGAGTAGATAGTTTTACAATGATAGGAAATCCACATGGCAATTACGCGAAAGAATATAAACCCTCCCAGCTCAAGGAGCTCATTACTAGAGATGTCGCTGACAACATTAGAAGGAAACTTAGAACTAAGGGTGATAAAAAGCTTTCCCAGCGAGAAATTGATGGAAAGATATCTAGAGGAGTTGAACGAGAACTCAACAAATTCGTTGGAGAGGTAACTAAAGCTTACGAGCAAAAAGGTATGCACTACCTTAGTGGTAGGGGTGATGGTGACTTATCATACTATATAAAGTATCATCCTGTTGTAGCTAAGGTTGACAAATTAGGCTTAAATAGAAAGTATGGACAAGTTAAAAAACTTCTTAAAAAAGCAGGAGTACCTAAAGTAGACCAATATTTAAAAGAAGAAATGGATATGTATGTTTCTAAGTATGGAGATGTTTTAGGTCAAGCAAAAGCTAAAGAAATGTTTAAAAGAGCATATGTTTCAAATCATATGTGGGAAATGGCTAACAATGGATTAAGACCTAGAAGAATACTAGAAGGTAAAGACCCTGCTATTCAGTTTACAGAAGGTTTTATAGGTAATGCTATAGCTTTTAATAAAAGGCAGCAAGTATGGCTCACTAATGGAGTTCCCTTAAATGACTCTTTTCTTACTGGTAAAATAGCTGATTTGTCTGTTGATGCTAATGGACAAGTCGTTGCTCGTACTGTTCTTACTCGATTACCTAAAAGTAATAAAAAACCTTGGGAAAGAGATGCTTTAGACCAAACAGAACATTTTGATGGTGGAACTCCAGTCAGAACAGATGTGGTAGATGCTATCAATGAATCTGTAGGTCATCCTATTGAATCAGGTGTAACTAAAAACTTTATTGTTTCTCCTGATGCTAAACATGGTGCTTTGCTGTATAAACATATGATGTTTGATGCTGGTGAATCTCAATCTAAACTTATGTCTAATAGAGAGTTAGCTGATGGAGAAAAAGGTTTCCATTTCTTTTCACCTGAAACTTCAACTAAACAAATTGGAGAAGGTAGAGAATCTTATTTTGTTCAAAAAGAGAAAAATGGTGATTTTATATTTATTGATAAAAATGGTGTAATTGTAGATAAGCCCAAAGCTTATAATGTACCTCTTAGAGACATGAGAACTGTTTTGTCAGAAAAAACATCTGACCATAATATAGGTGCTACAAGAATGCCAAAGCAATTAGGCACTAATCTTTTAAGTACTTTATATCATTCTAAAGGGACAAGTCCAGTTACTAAAGAAGTTATCGATGGTTGGTTTAAAGACTTTCATTTATCTCATTTTAATGGAACTGAACGAGGTAATCAAATTCTTGAAGCTTATAAAAATGAACCTACTCCAGAGAATTTAGAAAAAGCCTTAAATAATATGGATAGCATAAGCACTAAAGAAGTTGTTAAGCTTATCGTAGAGCCAGGCTATGAAGAGTTTTCAGCAAAAGCTTATGATAAGATAGCACGATTAGTTAGAGAAGAAGCTAATAATAGTAGAATAGAAGCTGAAGAAGGTAACTATGAAGCTCAAGAATTAGTAAGAGAAATGGACCAATTTAAAAGCGTTGTAGATAGAAATTTAGGACTCTCTGAAGCAGGTGACCTTGGCGTTTATCTTCACAAAATGTCTGACCCTTATAGACAAAAGATTTTAAGGTCATATATAGTTAATAATATTACTAGACCAAAATTAGAAAATGGAATGACAGCTAGAATGACTGTTTATGATTGGGAGTTGCAAGAAAGATTTCCTGAATTAATGAACAATAAAGAGAATTACTATCTTGGTGATTCAATGAAAGCAAAGCCTATTTCAAGCATAATGCAAAGAAGTGCTATAAAAAATAAATCTGGTGATGTTGTAGAAGGTTACGATGGAATAATAAATAGAATGAGAGATGATGGCGTACCTTCTTCACACATAAATAAGATGAAACAAATCAAAACATTAGGAGAGCTTTGGGACTATAAAAACACTACAAATCATAAAAAAGTATTAAAGCATATTGATGACTTTTTTCAAGGTATTAATGTAAGAGTTCCAATGGATTCTGGTTCTGGTGCTCATGTATTAAAATTTGGTGGATTTATGGGAAGAAAAGGCTACAATGTCTTAATGCATCCAGAATCTATGAAAGCTTTAGGTGGTGCTGATAGTGATGGAGATAAAGCATTTATTTTCTTCGATATGAAACCACAATATAGAGATGCTTTTAATAATGCTAAAAATGAGTTTGTTGAGTACCAACACAAGACTAATAAAAAAGTCAAGCTTACTAAATTACAACATGAGAAAGTCAAGAATCCAGATGATTATTATGAAGTAGTTTCAGATAATAAAAAAGAGTATAAGAAAATGTTTACTGTTGAAGGAATGAATCCTAATACAGGTAAAGAATATACTAAGCAAGAATTAGCAGATTTTAAAGAAAGAAATGGCAATAGAGCTTTAATGTACTCTCCAATGCATCGCTATAATCAATCACAAGGCGCTGCAGGAGGAAGGAATAACCTAGGACCTGCTGTGGTAGCACGACAGGTTCTAGGCGCTACCCATGCATCTATGATAGATTCAGGAACAAAAACTTATTATTTTGAAGTTGGGAAAAAAGGTGAAGAAGTTGGATATGAAGTTACTGCTAAAACTGCTGAAAAAGAATTAGCTGAAGCAAGAAAGGTTGCTAGAGCATCTATAGCATTTCCTTCAGACCCTCTTGATGAGATTGGTCTTGTCCATAGAGATGTAGCTTTTAAACATGTGTTTGAATCATTTTTTAAGATAAATAATGCAGAGACTGGCAAAGCAGTCAAAGACCCAAAAATTATGAGAGCTTCAATGAATCAAATATTTTCTAATATTAATTCAGCGTTTTTTGGTAAAGACCAAGGTTCTGGAAAACAATGGACTTATGAGCAAATGAAAGAAAAAGCTATGCAAATAGAAAATCTTCCAGAAGGTGGTAGAAATTCTATATTAGCTAAAATTGCTGAAACTATTCATCCTATGGACTGGAGAGATAATCTTGCTGAAAGAATGAATTTTAAAGCTTTAGATAAAATGTATCAAGCTCACAAAGAATTATTAAAAAAAGATATAGGTGACACAGGCTTTGATAGCTATAATTTAGCCAGATTATTTAATCGTTCTGGTTTCCCTGTTCCCAAAAATTGGGAAATTAGAAAACTAGAAGATGGAACATTTAAAAGGGACTTATTAGATGGAGATGCTACAGATTATTACAGAGCAATTGAGTTTTTATCCAATGATATACATAATATGGTTGCCTTTAAACGAGGTGTTAATCATTGGGCAAAAACTGCTGAAGCAGACCCTCAAAAATTAAGGGATATAAGAAACTTTGTAGATAAGATATATGCTATGACATATCAAAATTCTGTAGATGGTAGAGTGCCTATAAATACTACTGTTAAAGTTAAGGGAATCCAAATGGATTTAAAACCTAGTGAACTTTTAACATTAGAAAAATCAGGAACTAAATTCGAAGTTATTAAAGAAGAATTTAGAGATAATAATGTACAAAAAGAAGGGCAGCAAACTGTTGATGCTATGATTAAAGAGTTTAAAGAAGGCTTAAATAGCAATGACCAAAAATCTTTAGACTGGTATTTAGTGAGTGGATTTAGAGTTCCTTCAGAAAAGTCTATAAAAAGATGGAGAGAGATTAAAGATGGACCTGAAACTCCAGAAAAGAATTTATTAAACCGTCTTGTCCATTACTCAGGTCAAACAAGATTTGCTTTTGCATCACCTGAAGTTAATGATTCTGTAATCAAGCAGTTTTGGAAAGATTATGCACAAGCATTTAAAGGCTTAAAAAAGCCCAAGCAAGAGTCTGTAAATAAAGATATAGATGGTGCTAGAAATATGATGGAAAAAGGTGAAGGTGTTATTAGTGGTGAAAAAGCTATCTTAGAAGTAGATGGCATGAATCCTGCTAGTCCTACTCCTTCAATTAGCGAGGCATTAAAAAACGCTTCTTCATACAAAAAAGTGTTAGGTGATTTAGATGCATTTAAAAGGATTTCAGAAAAAGAAAACCTACCTGAATTAAGTAGCGAATCAAAAAGTGTTAGAGATAGATTGCAAAAAGCTCTTGAAAGACATCAAGCTCATATTGGTGGAAATTTAGAGCTATTTATTAGAGGCGAATTTAATAAAGAAGCTGACCAAATGACTATGCTTGAGTTAAAATCTTTAACTAATATGCTTGAAAGCCCTGGTACTTGGTTTCAAGAAAACAGAGCTAAATTTCATATTAATACAAAAACAGGTAAACCTGATGCTCCTATGGTCAGTAAATGGGTTCATATGATGTTTCCTCGTTCTATAGACAGGCTATGGCTTTCTAAAGAAATGAAAATGATTGAAACTGCTGTACCTGCTTGGCATAGAAATAAAGAAGGCGAATGGACAATGGACTTTGTTAAAGGTAACAAGCCTATGCATAGACAAGGTCAACTACAATATCAAGTTTCAAACAATCAAAGAATAAGCACTGACCAGCAAACAATTGAAGAAAATAGAGTATTAGCATCTGACCATGCAAAAGAAAATTTATCATGGTTAGCTTCTATACCTAAAGCAGATATACTGCATGAATACGCTATTATGAGATTAGAAAAAGCAACAGGAGCTGAACATGCTGCTAAAGGAAGAGAAGGTGCAGGAGCTGCTGAAGCATATAGGTATTACGAGCTTGTTAATCCTAAGTCTGACTTGTCTATTGCTATGAATAAGATTGCAAAAGAAAAGTTTAAAGCTATATTTGATAAAGACCCTGTGGAGATATCAGGTGAAGAAGTTATGAGTAGGATTGAAAAATTTTGGAGAAAGAAAAGTGACTCTGATTACAAGTTTTGGATTCAGGGTAAAAAAGAGCATATTGACAAGTATTTCTATTTAGACAAGAATGGCGTTGAGCATGCTAAAGTTGAGGATTTTATTAGAGATGTTCAACAGGCCCTAACTAATGGTCAAAAGCCACATGAAGTCATTCAAATTGGTAATGACCATATGAATAAAATGGCTACACATGTCCAAATTAGAAATGAGAAAAACAAAGAGTTTAAACAAGCATTATCTCAAAGATTGAAGCATTTTGAAACTCCTTATAGAAAGAACTATTGGCATCATACTAGATTTGATGAAGCTGAATTAAAAAAAGCTCTTGATATGGCTATTGAAAGGGTAAAAACTACCCCAGCTAAAAATCAAAAGAAACGAGAGCAGTTAGTTGCTCAAGCAGCAAGGCTAGCATTTCAATTGAAAAATATTACTGGTGAAATAAATTTAGACTCCTTTAATAATTGGAGTATGTACGAGATGGTTAAGTCTGAAATTAATAATAAAATACAGGAAAAAGAGTCTCTATCTGGACTTTCTTCTATGTTTAAACATTCCTCACAAAACGCTCGTACCTTAAATGTAAAGGGTTGGGATAGAAGCCCACAAGCAGGGATTGATTATGCTAAAGGACAAGTTGAAACGTTCTACAATAACTTATCGCAAATCATGGGTAGGGAAACTATTAGAAAGTTTGAAGCCGACCAAGTTAAAAAGTATAAAAAAAATGGGAAAGTAATTGACAAGGCTGGATGGGAAAATGCTAAAGCTTGGAAAAATATATTTGAAATGTACCTAAATGAATCAATGGGATTCCCTAGTGTTATCCCTGAACATGTGTTAAATAATCCTAACATGAAATTAAAAGGCACTCCATATGCTTGGTGGTCTGATAGTAATGTTAAAAATAGATTAAACAAAATAGCTAATGCTATGGGAGTTAAAAAGGATAAAGAGATACTAGGAGAGCTAGGTCAGTACATGGATTATAATAAACTAAGAAGCTGGACTAATATGGAAGCTAAATATCAATTAGCTACTTTATTAGCTCACCCTAAAACAGCTATTGCTAATGTTTTTGGTGGTAGCACATTAACTATACAATCTACAGGGCTTAGACATTGGAGAAATGCAAGAAACCATCAATACCTTAGAGATAATATAGACCCTTCATTTACTACTAAAGAAGATGCAGGTAGATGGGTAGAATCGCTTGGCGTTATTGAACAGTTTTTAAGATATGAATTAGGACTAAATCCTAATATGAAAAATAAAAAAGTTAAAGAAGGTGTAGACAAAATATTCAAAAAGCTTAAAAAAGACCCTAATATGGATGATGTCACCTTAAAACAAGCATGGAAAGAAACTGGATTAACTAACGATTTGTTTAATAAAGCTGCAGTGTTTATGAGAAAGTCTGAAAGATTACTTAGACGAGATTCTTTTTTAGCTCATTACTTGCAAGCTAAAGATATGTTTGGAGATGCAATTTCTGGCAAAGGCTCGCGAGACCACCCATTCTTAATTGAATGGGCTAGGAGAGGGGTACAGGATACCCAGTTCCTTTATACTGCTGCTTTTCGTCCTGCCTTTGCCAGAAGCGCCCTCGGTAAAGTCATGACTCGTTTTCAGCTTTGGGCTTGGAACTCTGTTGCCTTTAGAAATAAAGTTTTAAAAGAAGCTAAAATGTATGGCTTTGAAGAAGGAACTCCTCAATTTGAAAGATATAAAAGAACAGCGTCAATTGATTTAATGGTTTTTGGATTAGCTAATGCTTTTGCATATAGTTTATTTGAAGCTAACTTACCAGCTCCTTATAGTTGGATGCAAGATACTGCAGATTGGTTATTTGGAGATGAAAAAACTAGAGATAGAGCTTTCTTTGGAGCTTACCCTAATCAATTAGCTCCATTGCAAATGATTACTCCACCTGCTGCAAGACTTGTAGGTCCTACAATGAAAGCTATGATAGATGATGATTGGGGTAAATTTGGAAATTATTATGCATGGACTATGTTTCCATTTGGAAGGCTAGCTCGTGATGTAAAAAATAGTGTACAAAATCCCATAAGAACTGTTGAAAACATGACTGGAGTTCCTTATATTGGGATACATAGATACCTTAAAAATACAAGGCAAATAGGAGAAGAAGATGTCCCAAGTGACGAATAAACAAAATACTTTTTATGGTAATAGGCAAGTAGGTCAAAACAGGTCTGTTACTGATGATGGTCGATATCAAACTGATGTATTAAAAATGATTAATGCAGACCAAGTAACTGGGATGCCTAATAATATAAGCGAATTAGACAATCCTTTTGACCCTAATGCTGAACAAAGATTTTATACAGCAACTGGAACTTCTAGAGATATGCAATTTGCAAACACTAAAGCTGATATGGATATCATGAGAACTATGTTAGCATCTCCTCAAGATTCTATTCCATTTAATCAAGCAATTACTCAGTTTCCTGACTCTAATATTTGGGGCAGTAAACCAGGCTATGAAGAAGAATTTTTTAATCAATATGGTTATTATCCTAAAGACATGCCTAAAGATGCTGATGGTTATGACATTGGTCATGAAGAATATATGAATCAACTTAATCCTCCTGAACAAGGTAAGATGAATTTATTTAATTTATTAAAAAGCAAATTTAAATAGGCGTAAAGGGGAGTACGTAACTTGTTAGTCTTCGGACAGTAGTGAGGAAACCCTAGAGCCTACATAGTTTAAAAAAAAGCCCTCTAAATGAGGGCTTCTTTATTTGCTATACGGATGTGAGGATGTTTAGGTAAGTAACTTCTCTTCGAGAAGTCTTATGAGGTCTTGTGGGCAACATTCACTGTGTAATATCAATGTATCCTCATTCATATTTCTATCACCATAACAAAGTGAGTACCCTATATAAACTATATTATCTTCGTAAGTAATATCGCGTCTGCATATTCTACATTTTTCCATAGAACAATTTACGACTTCTATAAAAGCTAGGCTATTTCTTTTCCTCTTTTTTACCCATTTTTACCATCTCACGATGTTCTTCTTTTGCTTTCTCTAATTCAGGTTTTGGTCTGATTATTTGAGTTGCTTTATTTCCACCACAACATCCTCTAGGAGAGCCATCGGAATTTATAGGTTGCTGGCTAGCTTTTTTATTTCGAATTTTAGTAACTTTTAAATTATCAGGCATATTTTCCAAATCGCCATCCCATATAGGAGCATCTGTCATATCAGTATCTCCTTCTTTGTAATATGTAGCTCTATTTAAGTTTTCTTGGACTTTATCAGTCATTTTTATATTTTCGTTAAAATCTAATTTAACTTTTTCATCGGCTTCTTTTTCAGGCTCTTCATTACTTTCATCTTTGACAAGGTACGCCCATAGCAAGCTCATGTATACTATTAAATCTGTTATTCTTCCTCTAACATCTTCTCTTTGTGAAGTTGTTCCTTGAACGTGTGCTGTTATTCCATCTATATGTTTTAAAGAATAAACCATAATACATTCTTCTACTGATATATCAAGACTTTCAGATACTCTTTCAAAATTTGCAAAAATATTATCCTCGCTTCTTGCATATTCTTCTCCTCCTGATTGTCTTGTATGTTTAACAGCAGGCAAAATAACATTTTGCATCAATATATCGTATTCTTCATTCGTCATATTCTATCTCCCTTTTATGGGCCTTTAAAGCAAAGTGTAAAAATCTTTCCTCACACATCCTTATTAAACTTTTTGTAATAATTGTATTATTAGCTGTTTCGTTACCTATACCAATCTTTTCATACATGATTATTTGGTCTAGATAAAATCTAGCTATTTCAGAGTCTTGTGTTATTCTGCTTTTATCTCTTGTGGCCATATTAGATAGCGTAACTTAGCACACTTACTCCATTTTATCTAATACTTTTTCCTTTTTCATACGCTTATATGTTTTAGTTCCAAAACTCTCTCTGTAAGCGCACTCTCTACATACAGTTAGCTTGTCACCAGTGAGCATTCCTACCCACTGGTAACGTAAGCTATTAGCACTCTTCCCACACATAGGGCATGATTCCCAAGTTTTATGCTCTTGGATTAATTTGCATCTATAATTGGGCACTAAGTTCGTTTTCTATGTTTGCTTCAAAAGCATATTCTAAAGCATATTTATCTTTAGGCCAAGGCTTCCTATTTCCTGATGTATTTAAGAATGTCCATAAGTCATACACTTTCCAGCATATGTCTTCATCTATTTTAACATTAGCAAGTTTGTAGTTAGGCTGCTTTATCCATTTACCTTTTAAATATAAACCTTGTATGGTTTCAATTTTAAAGTCAGGGAATATCTTGTTCCATAAGATACGATACATATTTAACTGGATATCGTGAGCTTTGTAATGCTCTCCAGTTTTTATGTCTACCATAGCTAGCTTGTCATTTTGTGTAACCATATCAAAGGTTCCAGACCATGGTATATCATCATGATATAACATTATTTCAGAGACTAATACTTTAGAATTAGATTCATGTCTCCACAAATCAAAAGACATCATATATTTTGCTATTTCATCTATATCACATCCTTCTTCTTCTATAATATGCTTGTCATCTCTTAAATCAGCATCTGAACCTTTGGTGAGAGCCTCACAATATTCATGGACAAGGGTTCCTCTTTTAGCTGCCTTATTTCTAACTGTACAAGCAGCGTCATAGCTAGGCTGATTACCTAGCCACATTTCAAAGCCTTTTCCTTTGTCTACTGCTCCCCCTATCACACTTGTAACAGAGGGTTTCCAATCTAGCTTACTTCTTCTTGTATACCATCGACTATCGCCATGGTGTCTTATGATATTTGTTTGCTTTTGGTATGATTCTACCTGCAACATTAGCTCATCTATCCCCATCTTTCCTCCTTACAATAGTCCAGTCGCCTACTTCTAGAACTCTTCTAGCTATCTTTTCTTTGACTTGGGATTTGTTAAGCTCTCCATCTTCAAACAACTCTTCATCAGGTATTTCTTCAAATCCTATACCTAAAGATATACTTCTTAGGTTTTCAAGGCTACATTCTAGCCTATCAGCTTTATCTTGAAGTTTATGAATAAGAGCATCTCTTTCGCTTATATCATGTTCACTTATCATTTTATTCTCCTCTTAATACAGGCAAAACATCTGACTTGGTAAATACTTCTCCAGGAAAATGCTCACTTGTTTCGGTTTTATTTGGGTTTACATGTATCAATGCACCAGCATCATTACCCTCGTCATCTCTTTGAGGGCAAAAGTGTGTTCCATCATCTAGATAGATTTTCACAGCTTGATAATGCCAACCATGGTTATCTGCTTCTTCTGGTGTCTGGTAAGTTACTGCTATTATCTTTCTACCTTTTAAGAGACTTTCAGCACGTTCCTGCCAATAAGGTCTTATGTCTTCTCTTTTTATCATTGTATTTCCTTTATTTTATCAAAAGGTATTAAGTAGTGCTCTTTACCATTGTCTTCATATATTCCTGTTAAGCAAGTTTTTGCTAGTGACATTAGCTTTTCATATTTGACAAGCTTCTCTGTCTCATAATAAGTTGAATATACAAATACCGATAAAGGGCAGATTTTACTCCACCAATCATATGATTCACAATCCTCTAATTTTAACCTGAGAATATCATGACAACCCTTAGCTTCTAATAGCGTTGCTTGTCTATGTAGTACCATATAATCAGGAGTATTTCTTAACACCTGTGGTATTAGTTTAAACTTCTGCCAAGGAACACTAAATAGAGCGTCAAAGCCATATCTAGTATACAAGATGTTGTGCTTTGTAAGCCACTTCTCGCATTCATCTTCAGCAGTCATTCTTTTATTTCTTTTTTCAAAACTATCTTTATAACTCATAGCCTCCTCTTTTGTGAAAAACTTTTTCCCATTGACTATCCAGCAATGAGTCAGTTCGTTACTGATTACCATAGAGGAAAGTCTTTCTTCTGCTTTGCCCTCCATTTTTGATACTCCTTGTTTGTTTTTGGTTTTATACCTAGCTCTTTAAACTTCTTTTTTCGAGCTTCTTGCATAGATTTATAGTTCCCACTATCTTTTTTTAAAGGCATGCTATCTCCTAATTTTATAGCCCTGAAGGGGAGTTTTTAACGTGCTACTAAGTAGCATCCTGCAACTTCCAGCCAGGCAATATATGTGTCAGCATATCATGTGTAGTTCGACGAGAAAATAACTATAATATCACCTATTATGGTTCTTTTTCTTCTTACATCTCAGGGCTATTTCTTTATGTTACCTCTAACTGAGGTTCTTTTTCAATATCATGTCATCTAGCTTCAAATCCACAATTGCTACATATATATCTACAATTATGAACTAGTACACTATTATAACATTGAAGACATTTACTTTCTTTCTCCATCATTTTCTCCTTCACTTTGTGACCTCTGATGTTCTTCTACAAGAGTGTCTACATGCTTTTGAAAAGCAGGAGTGTCTTCTTTAAAGTCTATATAATCTGATACAAATCGACCTATTTGCATCATGCTATTATGCAGGCTTATTACTGTCTGTGTCAGCTGTTCCACTTTCTCTGTCAGTTGAGCTGTCGTCATTTTCTTTGGCATTAGCTTCTCCTTCGGCTATTAATTCATCTAAGCTTTTAAACTTAGCAAATCTCCAACTTTCTAATGTATTAACATAGACTATTAGTCTTTTTACATTTTCATAACACCATTGAGCCCTATCTTCTTCAGGGATTTCTGGCATATTTTGATAGTCTACTTTTGTTTTTTCTTCTGGCATAATACCTCCTTTAAGTTAAGTCTGCCATTGCTAGTTTTCTGTATACATATGCTTTTAAATCATCGCTTTGCTCGTCTAACCAAGTACACACTGTAACATATTCTTCATGTGTTAATGGTCCTTTACGAGTGTTGCATCTTGCACATATCATTTGAAGGTTACTTTTAATACTTGGTCCTCCATTTGATATAGGTTCTAAATGGTCGCATACCATGTTTTTAATAACTAAAGTTATACCACAATATTTGCATCCTGAACCATAACTTTTTAAAAGCATTACTCTTACTTCATCTAATGTCATATCAAATTCTACTTCGTATTCTCTACTCCTACGTTTTAAACTTGTTTTCAATGTAGATGATTTTTTCATTAACCTATGGAAAGTCTTTTTAGCATGATTTTTATGCTTCTTTTTTAATATAGGCATAAACAGCTTTTCCCATTCTGTTAATTTACTTTTGCGATTCATAGTTCCTCCCTATGACTTTTTAGACAAGTCAATAGTTAAGATTACATTATGAACACCACAAAAAAGTTTAAAGCTCATCCCAGCTTCCTTAGCTGACCATCGCCAGCCAAGGAAGAAGAATGTTAAAAGTCTAAGCGTTAAGCTTTTTCGTGTCTGATATACCTTGAGTAGATATTTCATTTACACTCCTTTTCATTCTGAATGATGGCGTCCATAACAGGTCGACACTAAACAATTCTCCATCAGTATTCTTAAAAAGAGAAACTCTTTTATGATTACTGCTATTTGAACCCTCTAGTCCTATTACTTTACGAGACGCGTTTTCTATTGCTCCAGACCCTTTACCAGCATGCAAATCCATAGTCCTGTCGTTCCTACTATATTCTCTGCTTATCTGGCTTATCTGGATAACTATAATGTCTTCATTAACTGCCATATTAGACAAGGAGTGTGATATAAGCTTTACTGCCTCGTACTCACTTCTGTATTTAGGCACATCAATCAAGTCAATGTAGTCTACAACTAAAAGAGCTGGTTGCAGCTCTCTTACTTTTTCTTGTATTCCTGCTATTGTAGGTGCTACAGTTTGCATCGTCATATGCATTAGCTCTTTTTCGTGTTCTTTAAATAAAGAGTCGAAATGATTATTAACGTATTCCTTGTCTCTACCAGACACTACTTGAAGATTTCTTCTATGCATATACCAATCTGATAACTCTAGTGATAAGAACAAAGTCGGTATTTGCCAATCAGGTCTTATCACATCATTTACAGTATCATAACCTAATGCTATATTTTGAGCAAATGTAGTTTTATTTGAGCCTGTAGGTCCAAATATAGTTACTAGCTCTCCTGGATATATATCTACATCTGTTTTTGTAGCATCTAATCCTAGCATTTTTGTAAGTTGAATTTTACGACCTTCAAAGTTCGCAGCCATTCTCCTTTTATATGATTCCTGTAACTCAAGTGCATTTTTAACATCCACTAGATAGTCCCTCCTTTTAAAGAAGACACAATTAGACCTACAGAACCTGTGCATTACTTCATCATTGCAGCCATACCTATAGTTATTATTATAAGTTGCTTCTACTGTTTCTATGACTTTATTTTCTTGCATAGAATTGTTGTTCCAATGTATTGCAGATGCCTTTGCATACTCACTAGGAATGCCATGTCTTTTAAAATGGCTGGCTATTCTCAATAGTGTTTTATGCCTTTCTCCTTCTTTGGGACCTTGGTTTAACATTGTTTGCACACAAGGTACCATCCTGTTAGGCTCACTTACTTTATTGAATTGCTTTACATCTGGAATTGATGTAACTATATGTTCTTCTAACTCGCCTTCACCGATTAGTTCATTGTATCTATAATCCAGCCTTGGCGTCTTTGATAAATTAATTATCTCTTCAGCCTTTAGATTATAAACTTCACTAATATCAAGAGGGATTTTAAACCTATTCTGTTTCATATTTAGTGTATGAGGCAGCCTATAAATTCCTGTTCGCATATATATTGATATATCTATATCATCAAACAACTTTTTCATTGTTTCTTTTACGATATATGGCAGGTCTTTATGTGGTTTAAAATTAAAAACTTCAGAAGCTATTGCTAAATGGTAGCCTGTTCCACTATAGTATGCTTGTACACTATGGTTGGCTATCCCTTCCTCGTCAAGCTCTATTAAAATAGCTCTTGTCTTGTCTAAAGTTCTTTCGTCTGTATTATCTTGCTTATCTATATCAATGATGATTTTATCTATCCATCTCATACCAAAGTAATCTTTGATTGAGCCTTTGCTTTTTACATAGTCTAGTGCATCTTCATCATATAGATATGTGCTTCGATATACAGCATCGTCCCTCTTTAAATACCTATTTAATTTCTTACGTGGAATAAGAAGCCCTCTGTTACGAGGGCTCCCTACTGCTATTTCCACATATTTCATTATAGAGGTATATCGTTCATATCGTCGCCATCTGAATCGCCAGCTTGCGCCATTGCAGTTGACTCGTCAAAGACTTTGATATAACCTTTACCTTTTCTCCAAGCAATTTCATCTTCCAGTTTCTTACGATTATCTGGATTGTCTGGGTATACTATATGATACACTCTTGTATATGCAGTACCACCAGCTTGTTTAGGTGTCTCTTTGTAAACATAAGCTACTAAGCCCATGTCTGCTTGACTTTCGTCTGCTACACCATATTTGCTATTGAGATATTCTTCTATATTTTCAATAGGAGTTCCATCTTCTTGTTCCCATTCACCTCTGATGTTTATTCCTGCAGTCTCGCCTATTCCATCAAAGAATGAATATATTTTTCTTAATAAAGTGCAATTAACTACATCACCATTTGCATCTTTATCAAATGAACCTGCTAATTGAAGGTTTCGTGTATAATCACTTCCTTCTTGCTTTACTACTACATTAAGATAAACATCAGCCCATCCATATAGGCTGCTTTTATCTTCTATGCTAACTATTCCAATGTTACATACACCATAATAGTTAACAGTTTCGGTTGTGGGTCTGAATATTCCCATATTACCTCCCTTTTGTGTTTGAGTTACCATCATCATCTGCATCTACAGATATA